ATTATTTATATCTTATAAATATAAACATAGGAGATTTATATGGGGATATTGTCAAGAATAAACAAGTTTTTTTCTAGTCTGGTTAGTGTAGATACTAATAAGGTATTATCAAAAGATGATATTAAACAATTAGCTAAAAAGACTAAATTAGAATTAGAGAAAATTGGAAGAAAAATTGGGGTTGAATTGGATAGAAGATTTACTAAATCTAAACTTATAGCAAGAATTAAAAAAATTAATAGTAAGAGTAAATAATGGCCGCAATCGCTAACTTAATTATAGATCAAGGTTGTACTTTTTCATCAAATGTATCAGTCAAAGATGGTGATGGAGTTGCATTTAATTTGACAGGGTATACAGTTTTGGCTAAAATGGCACTTGGTTTTTCATCTACAAGATCAAGAACAACCATTACTTCTACAGTAGCAAGTGATGCTACCACAGGAGTAATAACATTGACGTTAACACCTGCACAAACGGCGGTTTTAGATGCACCTGCAAGATATCTATATGATATTGAAATAACTTTAACAGCAACTGGTACTGTAACAAGGGTAATTGAGGGATTAATTACTACACGACCACAAGTAAGTATATAAATAGATATGTATACAAATTATATAACTTATATAAAATAGGAGAAAATATGAAAAGCGATTTGAGTACTGATCAAAACAAAGAAACAGTTGTTAATACAGCTACTGGCGCAGTTTCTACTGGCACGGCTACGGCCGATGCAGCTGCTGTAGCTCCTGTATTACAAAGTATCTTTATCAATGGCAAAGAATATAAACAATCCGAGTTATCTCAGGACTGTATAAATTCAATTGCCCTTCGGCAAGACTTACAACTTAATAGGTTAAGAGCCGTTGTTGAAGTTGAAAAAATTGATGTCTTAACAAAACATTATGATGCGAAAATTGAAAAATCTTTAAAAGAAAAAGAAGAAAAAGATAAAAAAGATAAAACGACTGGTTCTAGCAAAACAACAACATAGATTAATCTATCCCTTATTATAAATATAATAAACAGGTATTATAAATATATCGTAGTATTATAATAAGGGAGACTATGGCTATCGTAACAGCAACAATAGACGCAACTTTAACAGGACCACAACAGGTATCAGTTACATTACCTGCATCTACAGGTTCGCTTAGCTCATTAAATTCATTAACAGACGTAAATGTTACAACGTTATTAGACGGCGCTCTACTTCAATACAATATTACAACAGGAAAATGGGTCAGTTTAAATGATATCGTTACTGATAGTGGTGGAAATCTATTTTTAAACTGCGGGATTTACTAGTCATAAGAATGGGAGATATAAATGGCAACAGTACTTAAAATAAAACGTTCTTCAACGGCTAATGCACCAGCAACATTGGGGCAAGGAGAAGTAGCATATTCATGGGGTAGTGGTGCAACTAATGGTCAAAGATTATACATAGGAACAGGAACAGAAACAGGTGGTAACGCTGCTAATATAGAAATAGTTGGTGGTAAATATTATACAGATAGATTAAAATTTGGCGGAACAGATTTTACAAATGGTATATTAATTGGTCATTCAACAACAGGAACTTTAAATAATGCTCATAGTAATATTGGAGTTGGATCTAATCCTTTATCTAGTATAACAAGTGGTGATGATAATATTGCAATAGGAACAAGTGCTGGTTTGGTAATTGCAGATGGTGGAAAAAATACAGTAATAGGTACAGGATCAGGATGGAAAATTACTTCAGGTAATAGTAATATAGGAATTGGAGGTCAATCTCTATACGGAATAACAACACAAAGTCATAATATAGGAATTGGTGCTTATTCAGTTTATAAGGCAGCAGGACCTGGTAATATTGGTATTGGATCAAATACACTTCAAGAAGTTGTAGGTGGTGAGTATAATATTGGTCTAGGTTTTAATGCTGGAGATAATATCACAAGTGGTGATGGAAATGTAATTATTGGAAGTATTAATGCTGATAGTGCAACAGCAGATAAACAATTAATTATTGCTGACGGAGTAGATGGTTCAGTAGCTTGGATTAAAGGAGATAGTTCAGCTAATGTAACAGTTGGTGGTAACATTCATGCTACTAATATTAAAACAGAAGGAACAAATTTTACAGACAGTTTATTAGTAGGTCATTCAACAACAGGAACTTTGGATGCAGCTACTAGTAATACTGGAGTTGGTATTGCAGCTTTAGATGCATTAACTACTGGAGATCATAATGTTGGAGTTGGATATAATGCTTTAACTGCTAATAATACAGGCATAAGAAATGTTGCTGTAGGTTCATTAGCTTTGGAAGATAATGTAAGTGGATATTATAATACTGCGGTAGGTAAATCTGCTTTGGAAAATAGTACCTCACATAGAAATACTGCTATAGGTGAGGCTTCTTTAGCAGCTTTAATATCAGGTCAAAAAAATTGTGCCTTGGGTGGAGGTACTTTATCACTCACTACTGGTGATGGCAATATTGGTATCGGTTATCAAGCTGGAAATAATATCACATCAGGATCTGGAAATGTCGTAATTGGAAATGCGGATGTTTCAAGTGCAACAGCAGACGATCAACTTTCAATATCTGATGGTGAAGATGGTTCAGTTGTTTGGTTAACAGGTGATAGTTCAGGAAATTTAACCTTCTCTGGTAAACTTCAAAGTGTAACTGATCCAACAAGTGCTCAAGACGCAGCTACTAAAGCGTATGTAGATACTGCAATAACAGCAGAAAATTTAGATTTTCAAGGAGATAGTGGAGGCGCTTTAGAAATAGATTTAGATTCAGAAACTTTAACAATAGCAGGTGGAACTGGTATTGATACTGTTGGAGCAACAAATACATTAACAGTAGCAATTGACTCAACAGTAATGACAGGTAAGACTGAAGGAACAAATTTTACAGGATCATTATTAGTAGGTCATAGTACAACAGGAACTTTAGATGCGGCTCAATATAATACTGGAGTTGGTCTTACAGCTTTAGATGCAATAACTTCTGGAGATAATAATACAGCCGTTGGTTATGGTGCTTTAACAGCTAATCTCTCAGGACAAAGAAATGTTGCTTTAGGAGTTAATGCTTTAGTTACTAATTCAAGCGGTCAACAAAATGTTGCGATAGGTCATGGTGCTGTTGACAATGCTAATTCTAGTTATAACGTTGGTATTGGTACTGATGCTTTAACAGATGCAACAGGTAGTAGAAATACTGCTCTTGGACATAGAGCTGGTTTTGCAGTTGCTGGTGGTGAATACAATATTAATATTGGTTATACAGCTGGAGATAATATCACATCAGGTTCTGGAAATGTAGTAATTGGAGTTGCAGATGTTTCAAGTGCAACATGAGACGATCAACTTTCAATAAGTGATGGTGAAGATGGATCAGTAGTTTGGATGACTGGTGATTCCAGTGCAAATATAACTTTTGCTGCAACAGTTTCAGCTGCAACAGCTTTTGTTCCAGATGCACAAGATGGTGCTGCTTTAGGAACAACTTCATTACAATTTTCTGATTTATTTTTAGCAGATAGTGCTGTTTTAGGTTTTGGTGATGATAATGACACAACTTTAACTCATACAGACGGAACAGGTTTAACTTTAAATTCAACAAACAAACTTTGCTTTAATGATGCAAGTCAATTTATACAAGGTGCAAGTGCAACAGTATTAGATATTGCAGCAACAGATGAAATAGAACTTACAGCTACTTTAATTGATGTAGTTGGAAACTTAGCAGGTTCTGGAACTGGTACTTTTGGTGGTATTTTAAAAACAGATGATGCTACTGAAGCAACTTCCACTACTGATGGCTCACTACAAACTGATGGTGGATTGTCTGTAGTTAAAGATGTAATTTTAGGTGATGATGTAACACTTCTTAGTGATGCTGCTGTACTTAAATTTGGTGCTGACGCAGACGTTACTTTAACACATGTTCACAACGATGGTTTATTACTTAACACTGATATGCAACTTCAGTTTAGAGATTCTGCTATTAATATTAGATCAGATGCTGATGGCGATTTAGATATTAATGCTGATGATGAACTTGAACTTAATTCAACTTTAATTGATGTTAATGGAAACTTAGATGTTAGTGGAACACTTGCTCAAGCAGGAGTTGCTACATTTTCTGTAGCAGCTAATGTGGCACAAGTAGCACTTACTTCATCATCGAACGCTGTGGCCTGGGACGCAAGTGCTGCAGCAAACGCTTATCATATTACAACAGAAAATACGACTTTCTCTGCACCAAGTAATGCAGTTGAAGGTGCTTTTATTTGTCTAGAATTAAATTTCAATGGTTCACATACTATCGGCTGGAATACAGTTTTTGAATTTGCAGCAAGTACAGAACCAACTGAAACAGCGACAGATGCGAAAACGGACATGCACGTTTTCCGTTACAA